GACAACTTTGCAGGTCATGTGTTAAACATATAATAAACCAGATATTTAAAAGTTACGTTAAATATCTGCAATTAACAAGTAACTATAAAAAAACAAATAAATTAATATGAGTGCAGGTAAATTTATCATGACCAAGTCTCAAGCTTGGAGTAGCTTAACCTTAAAAAACCACATCTCCCAATTGTTTGGTTCTCAACCACAATTGATTTCCCCTTTGACAACTGTATTGTTGCAAAATTCAGGAATGAAAAATTTGGATACAACCTTATCGTTATTCCCTGAAAAAATTATTGCAACCGCAGACGATTTTGTATGGAAAGTTGTTGGTTCAGATGAACGTAACATTGCGTTAGTTGAAGCTAGATATAATGGAGCTGTTGTAGATGTTAACACTACTGGTGTTGGTGCTGCTAGAGCAACATTTGAATTAGTATTCGCTGAAAAATGGTTTACAAAAATGCATTTGATTGCAGGTAACAGACCTGATACATATCAAGTGAGAATTATTGAAGATCCTTATGAAGAAGGTTCAAACTATGTTTATACTTGTGAAGTATGGGGTGGTCAAGAATCTCTATTAGGTATTCCAGGAGATGAGTTTTTACCAGGAAATAGATTCTCTATTGAGGGTGCTCCTGTTGAAGATGAGTTGTCAATCCAAGGTGCAGGTATTCAATTTACCTCTCCTTTCTTAATGAAAAACTCTGTTACTTCTATTCGTATGGAACATAAAGTTTCAGGTGCAATGATCGATTGTAAAATTCAACCAGTGTATCATGCAGGTATTGAAACAAGAGATCCTAATACTGGAAAAGTACATAGTTCTACAACTTGGATGCAAGAAGTTTACTGGCAGTTTGAAAAAGCATTGTCACGTATTAAATCACGTACCATTATGTTTGGTAAAACAAACCGTGATGAAAATGGTAGATTTTTGAATAAAGGTAACGCTAATATTGAAATTAAAGCTGGTTCAGGAATTCGTGAGCAAATGGAAGTTTCTAATACAACTTACTACAATAGATTTTCTATTCGTATGTTGGAAGACTTACTATCTGAATTATCAGAAGGTAAGTTAGATTGGACTGAACGTAAATTCATGTTACGTACAGGTGAAAGAGGTGCTGCTCAATTTCATAGAGCTGTAGCAGAAGTTGCATCAGGATGGGCTTCTTTAGGGTTTGATAATTCAAATACTAATGCTATTAAAAATGTATCTTCTAAATTCCACGCTAACGCCTTTAGTGCTGGATTCCAATTTACAGAATATAGAGCACCCAATAACATTCACGTAATGTTAGAAGTTGATCCAATGTATGATGATAAAGTTCGTAATAAAATTCTTCACCCAGATGGTGGTGTAGCTGAATCTTATAGATACGACATTCTTTATATCGGTTCAATGGAAGAGCCAAACATCCAAAAAGTAAAAGTTAGAGGTTCTGACGAATTACGTGGATATATGGCAGGTATTAGAGATCCTTATACAGGTCGTAGAGGTGGAACAATGCAATTAATGGAAGATTCTGCAACAATGACTGCTCTTGTAGAGGGAGTTGGTTCCCTTGTGAAAGACGCAAGCAGGACAGCTTCGTTAATTCCTTCATTATTAAATTAATAATGTTTCAAAAATAAATATTAAATTATTAAGAATTATCAATAATATTTTATGGCAGTAATATATAGACATACAAGATTAGATAATAATACAGTATTTTACATTGGAATTGGAAAAGAAGATAAAAGAGCTTATTCTAAAAAAGGTAGAAATAATTATTGGAAAAATATTGTTAATCTATGTGGTTATGAAGTAGAAATTCTTAAAAAAGATTTATCGTGGGAAGACGCCTGTGAATTAGAACGGGCGTTAGTCTCATGGTATGGTCGAAATGATTTAGGTTTAGGTTTGTTAGTTAATATGACAGATGGTGGAGACGGGATAATTAATCAAGTGTTTTCAAAAGAAACTAGAGAGAAATTAAGACTAAATTGGTTAGGACGTAAACATACAGACAAAGCCAAATTAAATATGTCTAAAATACAAAAAGGAAGAATTATTACAGACGCCCATAAATTGAAAATATCTGAAAACAATGCTAAATATTGGCTAGGTAAAAAATTACCAACTGAAACTTTGAAAAAAATGTCAATTGCACAATCTGGTGAAAATAATCCTATGTATGGTAAAACACATAACGCTGATATTAAAAGAAAATTAGTATTAAATAATACTAGAACTAAAGTTGTATTAGATATAGAAACAGGTGTTTTTTATGATTCTTTATCAGATGCTTCAAATATATTAGATATTCCAAGAAGTACTTTAGAATATAGAATAAAAACAAAATTAGTAAATTTAATATTTACTTAACAAATTAAAAAAATCTTTCGGAAGAAGACAAATAAAAAGAAGAATGGAAAAAACATTAAAAGGTAATTTTACATTACCACAAGAAATAATTACGCTTAGATATATTCATAGAAATAGAGGAATGGCTGCTAATGTAGATAAAAATCACGTAATTGCAGGTGGTTTATTATCAAAAGCAGTTCGTAAGTTTTGCACACCTCTTATGAGAAATGGTTCAATTGCCAATATATTAAGTAATGATGAAAAAGAATATTTAGAATCTATTACAGGTTTAAATTTATCTGTATATGGTGATTTTTGGAATACTTTTAGAGTGGCTTTACATAAAGAAGATGCTAATAACAGATTAGATTTAAGTAATCCAATGGATTATATTTCATATAAAATTTTAGAGTCATTAAAAAATGAAATTTCCCCTAATTGGGCAAGTCGTAATACCAAACAAACTTATCAATTTGCAATTTGTAGAGAGAATGAGGAAATGTTAGAATCTAAAGGTAAATATGATGCTAAGAAAGAAGCATTTAAAATGTATGGTAAAATTGAAGACGATAAGAATAAATTACTTAGTGTTCTTAAATTACTTACAAATAAACCTATTTCACCAGAAGTTAAATTAGATTGGTTGCAACATAAATTAGAAGAATTTATCGATAATGAACCTTCTAAATTTGTTAATGTAATGAATGATAAAACTCTTTATACTAAAATATTAATTAATACAGGAATTGACAAAGGTGTTATTTTAAAGAAATCAAATAAATATTCAACAGAAGATGGTTTAGATCTTTGTAATTCTGGAGAAGTTGCTACATTTGATAATGCAGTTGCTTATTTAGACAATGTAAAGAATCAAGATGTTCGCAATTTGATCGAAGCCAAGATTAATAAAATTAAATAAGTATGACCAATTTAGAGTTCAAAAATGAGTTCAATTTAGCATATAATGCAATAGCCTCTATGAGCTCACCAGGAATTGACGACTACGAGCTTAGTGTTTATTTAACTCGTGCACAACTAGAAATTGTTAAAAATTATTATGATTCTTTAAGTAATCGTAAACAAAAAGGTTTTGAATCTACTGAAAAAAGACGTAGAGATTTAAATCAATTAGTAAAAGATTATAAAACAAGTACTATTGTATCAAATTCATTTAATATAAATTCAGAAGCAAAGTTTTATCCTATACCTAATGATTTATTTTTAATAGTTAATGAAAAAGCTAAAATAACTTCTGAAGATTGTTATAATAATACTTTCTCAAACATTAAACCGATGTCTTACGATGAATATAATGTTCAAAGTGACAATCCTTTTGAAAAACCAAATCAAAAAATTGCTTGGAGATTAGATTTGTCAAATGTTAATAATGTTAAAGTTGTTGAAATTATATCTCCTTACAACGTATTAGGTTCTTTAGAATATCAAATTAGATATATTAAATATCCAAAACCTATTATTATTACAGATTTAAACACTGCTTTTCCGTCAGACAATTTAACAATTGATGGAATTTCTGCAGAAACTCCTTGTGAATTAAATACAGAAGTTTGTAGAGAAATATTAGATCGTGCTGTACTTTTAGCAACAGCTGATTATAAATCTCAAAACTTACAAGTAAAGGCTCAAATGAGTCAAACTAATGAATAAATAAATTATTATAAATTAAAACAAATTAAATTATGTTTACACCTTTTCAAGTTGGTGAATTGATGATTGGAAATGCAGTAGCTACAGAAACAACTGTACCTACTTTTATTGCTTCAGCATCAGACAAAGAATTAAAAGTATTATCTAAAGATGGTACAAATGTTGCAGCTAAAAAACCTTTTTATGTGTTGCAAAAAGCAGACGGAATCCCTGGAGGATTTGAATTCTCTGATAAAGTAGACCCTAAATATGTAGATAAAGTTACAGTTAGTGCTTATTCTCCTGAAGTAGCAGGTTCTTATAAAATAGACGGTTTTAACACAGCAGGTGTTGTAGCAGCTAAAAGAACTTATGAAGTTGAAATTAGATTGGAAGATCAATTATCTCCTGAAAATTTTACAACTATTCAAGGGTATTATGTAACAGGTCAAGTATTAGGTTCTGATACAGCAACAACTGTTAGAAACGGAGTTCTATTATCTTTAAATAAAAATCTTTCTAATCGTGGAAATGATGAATTTACAGCGGTTGCTGATGGTACTGGAATTTTGATTACTGAAAAAATTCAAGTAAGTAAACCAGGTAAAGATACTGGTCGCAAATTACAATTCACTGTTAAAGGTAAGGTTTTTGAAAATGTACCTACAAATGGTGAAAATGGTAATCTTGGACTTTTAACTACTACTGTAGTTACTGTACCAAAACTTGGAACAGGAACTGGTAAATGGGTTACTAATGCTGAATATGTTCTTAAAGGATTTAAATATGATCCATCAAGAGATTATGGTTATCCAGCAAACTTTGATAGTACACCAGTTTATGCTTCTAAAACAGGAATGTATAATCTTATACATATTAAACATTATGTACCTAATACATCAGTTGGTGTAGAACGTCAATATAAAGTTTTAACTATCGCAGTAGAAAAAGCTGCTGATACATTAGCAAACAATGCTAATACAAATGCAATTCTTACTTCAATTAGAACAGCAGTTGATACATTTGCTACAGTACCAGCTAACTTAGCAGTAGCGTAATAACATAAACAAATAATAACCTAAAAGGCTGATTGTAAACATTCACTTGTACACAGTCAGCCTTTTTTTTATATAAAAAATATGGCAGCAGTAAAAGTACTAAACTTTGAAATTTTAAACAATGGACAACAACTTGCAATTGATGTAGAAACTGTTGAAGGAAGTATAATTACTTCAATTGAGTTATGGAATACCGATACTTTTAAAAATGAATCTTTAAGTATTGATTTAAATTATAAATTAGAACAAATTAATAACCGTGAAACTTTTATAGTAACCACAGAAGAACTAAAAATTACTTCTTTTACAGATTTCTGGTTTATTGAAATTGAAAGTAATTATACAGGTGATTTAGGTTGTATAAATTGTCAAGATCCTGCTTTAGGAATAACTTATAATTTACAACCTTATTATAAATGTATGTTAAACTATTTATTAG